ATCCTTGCTTATTTCAGCCTCAAATATCAATGCTTCAGTATCACCTTGTAAGTTGGGAAAGCCTAACTTATCCCAAGTCATTTTCTTGGTGCTTGCAACGATGGTATCACTTATAACTTTATCGAATGCCATTCTATGCTCCTGCAATAAGTAGAATGATTTGGTTTCATTAAGTGACTTCTTCCAGATGCCTTGAATGTGGCAGTCATCGTGACTATCCACAATGTTAGTTGTATTGATTACCACTTTCGCAGTAATAACCTCAACCTCATCTGGCATATCAATGTCATCTATCATTGCTTTCGTTACACCATCTTTTTTATATTCAGTTGGCATAGAATAAGCAATACAATCAGCATACTTTGTAGCAGCCTTTTTTTCAGCAATGATGAGGTCTTTATTCTTTTTCAAGAAAGCCCACTTCTCACTCTTATCATTGAATTTTGGTAACTTCATTTCTTTACGATTTTAGTTGCTAATTTCTTAATCTTAATTGCTTCCAGTTGTGCTTTGGTTTTGCTCATTGCCTATGGTAGATTGTAATGTTGTTGATATAATTAATTTGTCTGCGTTAGGGTCATCAGTAATCGGAGGTTTTCCCATTGCAACACGCACTTCATTTGCAGTAAATATGCCTTTCATTTTAAAGTCTGCTAACTGTATTTTGTTTTCCTGCAAACATTCAACACCGCTAAAGTCTTGTCGCATTCTAACTTGTTGACTTGGAAAGTGATTAGTGCATAAGTATTGCGTGTAAGCCTCTGCCATTTTATCAGATAGAGGAATGATGCAATTGGTATACATATTCTTTTGCGCTTCCAAACTATTGTTGAATGTACTTGCAGCAGTATCGTTGAATAATTTGGCATCAATACCAAACACATTACACAATGCTCTGGTGTTTACTATTCCCTTTTCAAGTAACTGCATATCACTTGGTGACATACCTATTTGAATGTATTTTAAGTCTTTGTTTGTGGTAATAATCTTACCAAAGTTATGCGCTCCACCAACACGATTTCTCAATTCAGCATCTACCCTTGTTGCCTCATCTGGTGTCATTGGCAATTGTGAACTATCTGAAATTAATCCTGCAACACCTTTGTTTGATAATATACTTGCATCAGCAATCCAACGCTCATTGCCTACCTTAACAACGTATGCAGCAACTTGAATAGGGCTTAAACCATAGTCAAAGGTCTGTAGATTTGGATTGTAGAACTTAATGTGCTTTAACTCATTTTGCGTGTATACCCTTGATGTGCCACCGAAATTGAATTGGTATTCAAGTTGTGGCATAAAAAAGTTTAAGTTGCGGTTATAGATGTTAATGGCAGAACTTGGTAGAATATCTAATTCTTGAATCAATCTTGAATTAAATTGTGTATTGCCCACTAAATAAACATTGCCAGTAATCAATAAGTAAAGTAAGGTTTGCTCTTCGATATCATTCCAAGTATAGCCCTTATAGTTGTTTGGCTCATCCATTAATTCGTGAAGAGATGTATTGTAAATCTTCTCCCAAGTACCATCAACTCTTTTCCTTTCAATTATCCAAGGTATAGATTTGCTTACATCAACTATTTTCTTAACTATGGCATATACATCAACATTCTCTGAATAGCCCTCTCTAATCATTAAATCTGCTCTATTGCCCCAATTCAATGGCATTAGACCACCAAACTCTCTCCAGATTGTTTCTCTGTTCTGCTCGGTCAACGATATAGTGTTGGCATAGCTTAATGCTTTGTTTGCTATTTTCCCAACTACCTTTTGAATGAAATTCATTTATTGAATAAATATTGGACAAATGTATTAATAATTCTTTTCATATTCGCAAATTTCGTTAAAATAATTCATTTTAAGCACCTCCGATTGCTAATGTGGATACTGGTACAAGGTAATCGAATCCGTAACGTGCAGGGTCAATTTGATGGTTGTATGCATCAATAGGTGTTTCTGATTTCTTATCGTGCCAAATATAATTCCGTAGTTCTTTGATGAGGTTTAAACTATCTGATGTAACAACTATCTGATAGTCTTGCATTCGCTTGATGCCATTTCTCACACTATCCTTACCCTTTTGCGCTGGCATTACGTTAAAATTGCGTTGCCTTAAATCGTTTATTGTTCTTGGGTCAGCAGAATCAGCAACGATGATGCTATTGATGGGGTTTACTCTTAACCTCAACGATTCACTTAATTGCTCGGTGCTATTGCCAGTCTTATACATACACTCCTGCAAGTATATTATTCTTCGCTTCTTATCAACTGCTATTTTAATCAATGAATCTGGGTCATTGCTGAACCCGAAATCCAAACCATAAACGTGCGGTAATGAATCATCGAATTCACCGATGTCCCAATTTTGAAAGATTGCACCCTGCAATGTGCCAACTTCACCATCAATATAAACACGACACCAATTGTGCCAATATTCATTTTTTATGTTCTTTGGGTCTGTTTTGTCGCCTAATGGATTATGGTATGCCTTGCCTAACTTAATGTTCAACTCCGAAAGGATCTCTGGAGGGCAAGCCTCATTGTCTTTGTAAGTAAGCAAAAGAAACTCTGAATCTGATTCAGTCAATATCTCATCGTGTACCCAAAATTGTCGGTCTGGGTTAAAGTCTATCCAAATGGTGTTGCTCCTTGTAATTAACGCATCTGCAATATCGTAGTCAATGTGGTTTGCTTCATTCAAGAATAACACATCACGCTTCCCCGCTGCTTTGGCTTTACCGACTGAATCGAAAGCAGTAAACTGAACTATTGCACCATTTGAGAATTTGTATTCCATTGGGTTACTTCGCCAATGGTCATCAATCCAACGATTAGTATCAAACATAGTGTCTTGGAATATCTTAACTGCTCCATTCCTTACTGCTGGAATACTTTCAGCTACAACTGTGATGAGGTGTCTTGGATTTTTAGTTGCATAATCAATGGCAGCAACTGGAATAATGCCATAGGTCTTGCCCGCACTTGTACCACCTTGTATGACACGCTTTCTGGCTTTCATAGCCAATAACTTATTAATCGCAGTTGTCCTTTGAAACATAGTTAATTAAACAATGGTTGCTCACCTACCACCTTAACTTCACTTTTCGCAGGTGCATAATCACCGCCCATCTTGTTTAACTCTGCTATGGCTGCTCTTCTTTCGCCAAAAGATGGTTTGACCATTAGTGTTACTATGCCACTTGGTGTGCTTATTTCTTCTTCAATGCTCAATTCCCCTCTTAATATTTTGGTAAGCATTTGCATACGTTCAGCAGCATCGGCAATTGAACCATCTGCTATATCTTGAGCAGCCTTTTCATTTGCCATTGCAACTATCTTTTTATTCTCTGATTGCAGTTCGGAAATGTAAGACTTAATTTTATCCGTTTTAAGCAATCTTGATGATGCTGCCTTACTTGTACCTTGTTTAGCAATAGTAAATGCAATAGAATAAGAATCTGTGGCATTCTTGCCACTAACAAACAACTTGCAAAACTCCTTTTGTTTCTCGGTTAACATTTAATTATAGGTTGGTTAACAATTGTTCACAAAGATAAGAATTATTTTAATAAGTTTAGTATTTCAGTTTGCAGTTGCTCAAACGATGTAGCTACAATGTAATTACCTCCATCGGCTTCGATTGCTGCTTTGCGTTTTAGTTGTGCTTCTCCCATTTTATCAGTTGGTGATTTGACTTCGATGGCAAACAATCGGCCTTTCAATATACATTGTATATCCTCCATACCTTTGTTAAGCCCAGCAATGTAACCTATGCCCTTTCGATATCTGCCCTCACTACTTATGCGCCTTGCACTATTGCAGCTATGTACTGCTTTAAGGTAGGCAATAATAAGGTCGGTAAACTTATTAGTGTTGAATGAATCTTTGGTTTCTTTCGGTTGCAGGATATTGTTAACTGGCAAATCCAAATGGTTTGTCGTGAGCTCCGCTTTTCGTTTCTTAACAACTTTCTTTTTGTTGAGGTTAAATCGTTCAATCGGTAATGTTTGCCAAAATGCTTGATTCATGTTTGACCGTTTAAATTGGTTGTGGTAATACAGTTCAAATTCTGGGATTGTGTAAATTTTCATATTATTACTATTACTTATTAATTACTTAAAAATTACCAAAAAATTACCAAGCGTATGCCTTACTACCATTGCTCTATATTATTATTATTATTAAAAAGTAATAAAGTAATAAAGAAATACAACATTTATACGTTTTTTGTTTTTGATATGTTTTTGCCATAGCTTTTGGATTATTACCGATATTTATTACTTTGTTGATTGTCAGCATATTAATAAGTAATTAGTAATTTTAGTAATATTAATATGCAAACCTTGGCATCGCTTCATTAGGGTCATCAACTGAATCATTTTGTTTATTAACTACTTTATTTTTAATATGATAAGGATTTTTAAATAGAAAAGGAAGTCCAGTTTTGCTGCTCTGTGGATAATTTTGATTTGGGAATCCTTTATACTTTTTGTTTTTTAAAATTACCACTTTCATTTCATCCTTTATAACTTTTCTAATATAGCAAGCATCAAATTTATGATTTAATGAAAACCATTGCATTTTAACATCTTTAGCAGTTGCCTCAATAAATTCAATTCCATCATTATTCATAAAGAAATCATCTAAATTCATTTCGATTTCTTTTCTCAATGTTGATTTACTTTCCTCCATAACAACTTGCAATGATTCGGTTAAGATTTCATCCTTTGTAAATACCATTCGTGATTTGCTAAAATCTATTGCAGGAAGTTGTATAAGATATTTTAAAAACTTTGGTATCTCATTAAACAAATCGGTTTCGATGTTAGTGTTTTTTGCGCCTTTGATAAGTTTAATTTTTCTCACCCAAAATCGAATCTCCTCCTCATCTATTTTCATAAAATCACTTTCTTTGTTGGTGCAAAAAATAACCTTACCAAAAAAAGGTACTGAATAATGGCTAACAAACTTTTGCGAAACAGACATTGTTTTGGCGGTTGCTATTGATTTTAACTTTTCAATTGCGTGTTGTTTATCGATGGTCGTTTCATCAATCATAATGATGTTTTTAGTCGCGTACGCATCATTAAAGTTACTTGTAAG